TTAATATTTTTTTGAATTATTTTTAGTTTTCCAATGTTTACTGGACTTTCGGGCATAAAAAAAGCGGTATTTCTACCGCCTCTTTGCATCAAACCTAACCGAAAAAACAAGAATAACGCTAATTTAAGTAATATTTTTCTGTTTAATCTGAAATGTTAATAAATCTGTATAGGTCTTTTGATTAAAAATAAACGTGCCACCTTGACAGCTTCGACACCTCATTTGATATTTAACCGTACCGGCTGCGGTTGCATACATTGCGTGACGTCTTATATTGTAACTTGAGCAGTGAGGACACGAAAACTTTTCTTCGCCAAACATAACCCCGTAATGTTGGGTTGGTTTTATATAAGGCTCTAACTTATGGAATACTTGTTCTAATATTTGGACGTCTTTTTTACAATAGTTAACCATACGTTCCAAAGCTTCAGGGTCTTTGTCTAAAACTATCTTTCGCCAGGTATCAAAGCCTCCGTTTTCAAGTTTACCTTGACCTAGTAAAACCTTACCCAAGTAATCGAGTTTATTAGAATTAAAATAAAAGCCATTTTTAGCCTTTTTAAGCGTGTCTATTGAAACGTAATGCGCTAACATATCAACGCCTTGCATTATCGCCCGTGTGCGTAACCATTTAGTATCGAACCTATCCGAATTATGACCGACAATTTCGTGAGCTGAATTCAGGACCTTAATAAAGTCCTTGAGTAACTTCTTGTCGTCTTGCTTTTTATCCCAAGTAAGTGAATGAACCTCATTCCTCCCCTCCCATTTCCAACAAACACAAATAATTTTACGTTCTTCAATAATGTTGTCGGGATCAATGTTTAGATTATAGCCAGAACGCCACGAAAAAACAATATTTGGACTTACTTCGATGTCAAAGAATAAGCGTCTACGCATAAAAAAAGGTTAGGTAAATAAAAAAAGCGGTTGTTATTCCGCTTCAAACTCGTCTACAATTACGAAAGACCACGTTCGCTGTGGTTTAAATAGGTTTAATATTTTAACGTAGTCAGGTGTGTTATTAAACACGAGACAACCTTCCGACCAACCACCTATCTCTTTAACTACAATAGTAGATTTAAGGTTATGTGTTGCAGCGTGAAAGTTAAAACCTCGAATGTCGTTCTTAATCTCGGTGGTTGGGTTCGTCTTTCCATCGGTTGTAAAGTCACGACGATAAGGGAAACCTTTCGCTTGAATTCCTGCTGGTGTTTTTCCGCGATGAAGTCCTAGTTTATACCCATCATAATTCCAAACGTTAGCCTCAACAACACCCGAACCTTTGTGACCTTTGTTTGTGGTGCAAGTTGTAACCGTTATAAACTTCGACCCGTTGAAAATATAACACTTGTCGTCGAATAAGTTCGGAGCGTCTTCGTTTGAGCGCACAAATAAAGCCCAATAGTTTAAAGGAATGCTTTCGAAGGTGTCTAAAGATTTAACCTTGTCTAGTAGTTGTTTGTCGGTGTATTTTCTCACGTTGTTCATAATCCTATTTTTTTATTTGTTTTTAAAAGTATTATTATAAGAGCAACGAGACCAAGAACCACAGCTAAAAACTTAAACACACTTGACCAAGAAGTCTTTTTTTCTTTTGCTATTTCTTTGCGGTCGGTCTTTGCGTCTTGCTTAACCTTAACTCGGTCTGTTTTCGCGTCTTGTTGTATTTGTTCTTTGATTATTTTATACTCTGTCCGTGTTTCATACCGTGTCTTTGGTACGTAAACGGTATTTTTCTCGATAATGGTATCGCGATAGTTATAGAAATATTCTTTGAATCCGTCTTTTATTACCGAGTCCCTGAAGTAAACACGAACCGTGTCAATGCGAGAATCGATTTTAACACCCTTTTTAACGGCTTTCTCAAGGTGGTAAGTAGCTGAACATCTAAATAGTAAAATGTACGCTAAAACAAGCAATAAAACGAACGTGAATTTATTTGTGTTTAGTGTCATTCTTGGAGTTCTTTTTTAACGTCTTTAACTTTTCTAACTAAATTGGTAATCTTGGTAATAAACGAATAACCTTTAACCTTCGTGAAACTTTCGTCCATTGATTTAACCTCGATGCTTATAAGAACCAACGCTAGTAGTTTAGTGCTTAAATGGTCAACGGCTACAACCGTTTGAGTCAGGTCGTTTAGAATATAGTAATCTGTGCAGTAAGTTATAATAACCGCAAAGCAATAAGTTATTAGTTTAGGTACGAATCCATGACGTAGCTTTTTAGACTTTATTTCCACGTTCGTGTTGTATGCCCTCCAAACACCGAAGAAAGTGTCTATAATCGTACTTAAAGCGACAAGTAAAACGATGTATTTTATAGGACTTAAAAAGATTAATAACGCCTTAAATATTCCTGAAATAAAACTAGCTATTTTCATACGTCAATTATTGCTTGTAACCAACTCCCGTTATTTGGTCTTGTCGCTCCAAGTTTTACCGCAATGGCTTGAATTAATACGGGGTAACGTAATAAATCGGCTCTTAATGCTACGGCAATACTCCGTAAATCGTCACCACTTGCACGACCTCCGTAATGTTCACGCAAGGCTTGTGTCCAACTTCCGTTAATAGGTCTAGTTACACCTTCTTTTCTTGCCCATTGTTCTATTAAACTCATAGTATTAATATTTGATTAGTGAACCCCGTGTCCTCACGTTTAGCGGGTTTAATATCTGAATCTTTGTTTAGGTTTGAAATGAATTCAGGAAACAAGTCTTTATTTTCTTTTAAGTATTTAAACAACCTAGCCTCATAAAATGAAGCCTTTTGCGCGTAATGCTCCATACTAAACACCACTTCGTTTTGTGTTACTTGGCTTGAATAGTCCCCGAATTGTTGTTGGATTCCTTTATTTTTAAGTTGGTAGCTTAACCCGAAAACGGCATCTTCAACTGAACGCCACGCAACTACGGGTTGAATATAGGTTACTAAAGTTTCTTCGTCGTTGTTTAAGGTTTGCGAATTGTAACCCAATAGCATATAATTGTAAAAGTACGTTCCCAATATTGGCTGTGCCCGCATATCGGATTGTGTCCGAATATAGGGAACAACGTCGTTAACATCTACGTTCGCAGTAATGGGTGTTTGAGTCTTTAAATAGTTTTCAGTTATAAAGTAAATCATAATGTCGGTGTTTGCGTTGCTTGTTGCGCTTGTTGGTCTCGTGTCACGTCCCCACCTTCAACAGGAGGAAGCGAAGCCATTGCACGAATTTCGTTTATTGTCATTGACTCAAGAACTTTCGTCGCAAGTAATGGACTCATCGTATTAAGAGCGTCGCTAACTGCGTTCGTGTCCTCGTCAAGTTCTACAATAGTTTCATTAACGATTTGGAAGTTATTAATTGTAAAGTCAGCTTTAACATCTGCGATTTTTAACAAGTCGTTTACAATGTCTTCGATAATGTTTCGTAAAGGAATAATTGTATTTTTTTCGAATATAATGTAAGCCTGTTTAATATCACTTCCTGACCCAAGTTTACCACTTACTCGAATACCCATTAATATAGGGTCGATAATGTGCGCTTGACAAATCTTTGAATCAATTGATTCGGTAGTATTTTGGAATAAGTTATCGTTTGAATTTGTCGGTATGCTTTCGATTTTAGGTAAACTTTCTGCGTTGTTTGCAAAGAATGCAATTGCTTTACCGCCGTTTTGTGCGCCTTTAGCTTTGTCAATAGTGTTTTTAATCGCGATTTTTTCCTCTTCGCTTTGTGGCTTTTTAGGGAACATCATTGCAAACGATGGGAAAATAGAGTTTATTATATTACTCTTTTGCAAATACGACATTTCACCATCTAAAAAAGCCCAATTCATTGCCGAACTATATTGCGGAAGCGGGTAAACGTCTTGACCTACTGATTTATTTTCGTAAACATACAAGCATTCACGTTGCTTAATGTTCCATTTGTAAGGCTTTATTTCTTTAATATCGATTTGTGAACTCCAGTCTTCGCAAATAAAATAAGTTTCTCCGTATTTATCCTTTCGAATTTTTTCAGCGCCTATATGTTTGATTTTAATTAGGTCGCCTATTTGGTTAAAGCAAAGGTAAAAGTAAGCTCGGTTATGGATGATAACGTCTTTTGTTAGTACGGGAACAAGTTGCTTTAAGTTGGTGCGCTTATCAAAGGTGTAAACGTCTACTTTTTCGGTTGCTGTTGCTTGAGAATCCACAGTTAATTCAAACCCACCGCCAACCGCAGCGTTTGTTTTGTAGTCCACTATAGCACCGTGTAACGGTGATGTGTAATACATTTGGTTAAGTAGCTGACTATACAAATTGTCAGAGCCAAAACGAATATAACCGTTTACTTGTTGTCGTGGGTTAACATAAGGTAGTGAAAGATTGCCTTCGCCAACCCTTAAAAACGGTGTTGAGAACGCTTGGTAGTTATTACCTTGAACAACTTCAACGCTGTCTTTTTTACCGCCTATTTCTATTCCAAATATTTTCATAATTAATCATAAATTGTGCTAGGTGCATTACCATTAACCACCATCCGACCTTCTTCAACTAAATTTAAACCTATTTCTGTAGTGTTTTCGTCTATTATAATTGGGTCAGGACTTTCATAAACCTTGTAAGTATATTGACCTATAATTAAAGTCAAGTCAACACCCTCTTCTAAAGTGAATAAATTGTATCTGTAAGTATATGGTGACGTGTCAACGCCCACCCAGTAAATAGGTTGTGACGCTGTGTTAAATTCGTTCTCAAAGACGAACAACCAAACGGGTGTGGTAAGCGTTGCGCTTTCACTTAAAGTTAACACAAACGTGTTTATTTCGCCTTTGTCTAAATAAATCATCTTATTAGATAATAGGGTTTATAATGTGTTTGTTATAAAACAAAAAACCCCCGACAGAAATCGAGGGTCTTAAGTTGTTTGCGTGTTTTATATTACCGTAGGGATTACGTCAGGGTCTACCTCGTAAGCCAAGTTTTCAGCTTCCGCAGTCAATACTAAAGAGTATTTAGAACCGTCAGCCTTCGCCGTTCCTGAACCTTCTCCGTAAGCGGTAACTTGAACTTTGTCAAAATACCAATACTTACCATTTCCATCAAGAACGATAACTGCTAAATCTCTTTGACCTTCGCCAAGGATTTTAATAGCTCTAGACTTCGCTCCTTCGCGTCTGTGGAACATCAAGTTAATAGTTTGAGTAACGAAAGACGAACCGTTAATTAAATCGATTGCAGCCTCTTCAGTGTAGTTTGAAGTGTTTCTTCTGAACTCGAACTCTTCGAAGTCAGCTGTTACCGTTATCGCTGTTATAATCCAGTTTGCCAAGTCGATGTCTGTTGAAGGGTCAACAGTTACGTTCTCAAGGTCGTTAATATAAATTTTGGTAATCGAACCGATGTTGTTGTCACATCCTTTTACGATTGCCTCTAAAGTTGTACAAGCCATATTTTAAAGTATTAAAAAAGGGGTAAGGGCGAACCCGAACCCCCTTAAGATTATTAATTAAATTAATTAGTCAAAGCAAATGTTATAAACTACTATTTCCGCAGGGTTAGTATAGTAGAAACCTACTTTCATATTTGCGCGAGTTCTCAAGTAAGGCTCTGCAACTGTGTCAGTAAGGTTAACCGCCTTCAACGCTTTGCTATCTCCTTCACCATCGAATGCGTAGATAAGGTTAGATTTCAAAGTCAACACCATTGTGTCGTTTGGCATACCGTCAGCAACTACAACTTTAACACCCAAGAAAGTTAACCCTAAAGGCAAAGTAACGTAAGTTTGTGTGTTTCCACTAGCAGCAGCCAACTCATAAGCAGCAGCAACATTTGAAGAAACATAGAATCTTAAGTCAGCTTTCTTACGGATAACCGCAGGAGGTAAAGAAGTATATACCGCAGTCATTTGAGCGATAACGTTTGTTGAATCAATTACACCCGCGTAAAGACCCGCAGCAATGTTAACATCTCCACAAAGTTTAACTAGGTATCCATCACACAAAGAAAGCACATCGTCCTCGCTTGTTGTATCACCTTGCCAACGGATAAGCTCTAAATCTTCTTGAATTTTCAAAGACATTTCGTTCCAATAGTAGTTCATAAAAGAAGCTACGGTAAAATCTCCGTTAGAACCTTGAGCCATTTGCAAAGAAACAAAAGACTGCTCCAAATCGAACTGACAAATTTGAGCCATTGCTGACAACGGACAAACGTCGATATCGATTGCGTCAAGAGCATCTGTTGGCGCTGTAAAGTTACAGTTTGAAGCTCTCAAGATATTACCGAAAGCAACGTTAGCCAATTTAGTAGCTGACTTAATTCCAGGTAAAGTTCTGTAATTATCAACAAGGTCTTCAGTTAAATAAGCACGCGAGTAAAACTCGTCAGGGTTTGCACAAAGTAGTGCGTTTGTTTCGATATCTAAATCGAATTTTAATTTTCTGTTCATTTTAGTTTTCTTTAAATAATTGTCTGTATTTTTTTAGTCTGTCAATTGCGGAAAATTTTTGCTCCGACAATTCAACTTCTTCAACCTCGTCTTCTTCAACAACGGGTATTAATGCTTTTACTTCTGCAATAGCTTTCATTAACTCGGTAGCTAAAGCGTCTAATACTGGTTGAACGATAGCTAGAACCGCTTCCGAATCCGTTTGAGGGTCAACTGCCATTGCAATTTCTTCTTTAACTTCTTCTTTAACTTCTGCTGCCTCAACTCCTTCTTCTTTAATTTCTTCTTCAACGACTTCTTCAGCCATTTCAGTTTCAATTTCGGTTGGAACTTCTTCTTTAATTTCGATAATTTCTCCGTCTTTTACAACGTAGATTTTACCTTCAATTAAGTGTTCCCCGTCAGGTAACTTCATAGAAAATTTATTTAATTGATTACTTAATTTAAGACCCAAGAAACCCTCTATCGAGAATCCGACTTGGTCTTTATTTACCAACTCTTGGTAATATTCTTTATCTGTAATTTGTGCGGTCAACATTAAAGTCCCTTTTGGAACTTCTATTCCGTATGTTGAAAACGATTTATCCTCTTTTGGATTATCAACTATCCAAGCCTCTAAAATATACGCTGGGACTTTCTTATCGGTGTGTTCAAGATTAAACAAATTTTGATTGTTCAAGTCTTGCATAAACTTTGAGTATATATTCTCTATTTCTTGCTCCGTAAATTGGACATAATACTCTTCGCCTTCGTCGTTACGATAGATATTCATTGGAATCATTGCGGGTGCAACAATCCTCATTTTTGGTTCGTCTTTAAAAAAGAAATTTTCGACAGCTTTAAACGCCATTCCTTTAACCATAACAGCGGGCTTTGACGTAAATGCTATCATATCAATACCAAGTTCTTCGCCTTCGCTGTATTCCTCGTCGATTGTAATTTTATAAAGTGGTAAATCCTCTTTCATTACTTAATAATAGGTGTTATTTTATAAGTGTTATTTTTTTTATATTTGTTAAAAAAAAGCTATGTTAAAAATCGGAAGTAAAGAAGTGCCAAACGTAATTAACGAACTATCAATTGAACAGTTTGAAAAGATTTCAGAAATAACCAGTCAAGAATTAGACGCATTTGAAAAGTGGGTTAATATATTCGTGTTTTTAGGTGCTGACGAAACAGAGGTTAACGAACTTGAGTTTACTGAATTCAAAGAAAAGGTCAAAGAATTTAACTCGATTACTTACAAGGCCTCAAAAAAGTTTTTAAAGTCTTTCGAACTTGAAGGGTATACCTACAAAAGTCACGACAAGAAATTAACTATTTCGGTTCGTGATATGAAACATATTGAAAAAATAATCAAAAATAACCCAACTAATTATATAAGTAAAGTTATCGCGGTCCTATTTAAACGAACGGACCTTAAGGACCAAGAACACTATACCGACGCGCATATAAAACACAAAGCAAACTTATTCAAGAAACTTAACGCCGAGTTTACATTGCCTTACGTTGCTTTTATAGGTGACAAAATGAAGGACACCGCTAAACAAATAAATGATGAAGTTACCAAAGGGTTGGAATCAAATAACGGTTAATCAGTTCACCGAGTTAGCAAGTTTAGAAGAAAAAGATTTTGATAGCGTTTTCGAAATGCAAGTTGAGACGCTTTCTATTTTACTAGACGAAGACCCCGAGGACCTTTACGACCTTGAAGTTGATGAACTAAACACGCTTTTAAAAGATTTAAACTGGTTACGGTCTGAACCACGGGTTAAAATCAATGACCAAATTGATAAATATAGTTTTAAGCCTTTCGAAAAAATAACGCTCGGAGAATTTATCGACGCCGATTATTTTACGGTTAAAGATAAAATCGGAAACATACCGATTATCACAGCAATATTTTACAGACAAACGAAACTTGACGAGTGGGGTAACCGTGTTTTTGAGCCTTACAATTACAATCTATTCGAACGTTCCGAGGTATTTAAAGAAATACCAATTACAGCAGTGTTTGGATTGGTGTCCGAGTATCTTAAATTTCGAGACAATTTTACCAAGCAATACGAAAATTTATTTGCACCTCAATTTGAAGACGACGAAGACACAAGCGAGTTAACGCCTGAAGAAAAAAAAGAAGTTGAAGCCGAAAAGAAAAAATCAAAATACGCTTGGGAAAGTTTACTTTATAGTTTAGCTGGTGAGGACATAACCAAGATTAACGAAATAACCGATTTACCGTTGACTTTTGTTTTTAATATGTTATCAATGAAACACGTTCTTAATTAAAACGCTGTTGTTGGTGCTGTTGGTAAATTTGCGTAAGGTGAATCAATCCAGTTAAATTGTATTTGAACTTTAGGGTTGTTTAAAATAGGCGCTAAATCTAACAACGGGTAAACCTCAAATTGATAAGCAATATATTCGCCTACAATTTCGCCAATTATAGCTTCAGTTTCGGGACGTTGTAACCATTTATCAGTAATTGAGTAAGGAGGTATCCCTCGACTTGTTCCCTCATCTAAAAACAAATAATAATACATCGCGTTAATAGTAATCATTAATTCATTTATTGTGTCGCCACTTACCGCACTAATTCGAATTGAATCGTAAAGCGCACCCGTGTCAATTAAACCAAGCGCACGAATTTCCTTTTGTAAAGACCTTGCAAGTTTGTTTCTTGTCGGATATTTTACTTTAAAACCTTTAGCCATTTACCTCGTATTTTTGTAGTTCAACTGCAACCCAATCTCTAACGTCTTGGTCTGTCCAAGTTTCCTCATAAGTAAACCCGTTTAAAGTTACGCCAAATTGAGCAGTGTCAGTTGTTAAAAGTAAGTCGACGTTGCAAGTTTTGTTTTCAATGTTATCGATTACGTTAACCACTTGTTTGATAGGGTCAACTATTTCTACATTCCAATTTTCAAATTTATAAGTCATAATTAAGTTATATTAGTTCCTGAAACATTACACACACGTACCCAAATACCCCAAAGACCCGAAATCTTTTGACCAACTGTAAAAGGGTTTAATCCTGCCGTATCCGTTGATATTGCTGAATTACTTGATTGACCAGTTGAAACCCACATATAACGTCTAGTTAAATTAAACGGTGCGTAATTGTAAAGAAATCCACTCGGAAAGCTAAAGTTCATTATATTCATTGCCTCGTAAATATTAAACAAGTCCCAACCCATTAAGCCGTCAATAGTTGAATTCTTATATTGTGTTAATTGTGTCGCCCAAGGTCTCGTGTTTGCGTCTCCGAAATAGTAAGCTAAAACCGTCGAGCCGTTATAAGTTGACCAATCGAAAGCAACCGAGTTCGTGTAAACTTGACCTCCCGTTTTATTAGTAAATCTGTTCGTGTTTCCAAACGGATTATTTGAAGGTAACGTTAAAAAGTTGGTTAAGCGTCCGCGCTCCGTGTCTCCGTCGTCGTGTTGAGCGTAACTAATTGTTTGCCCCGTTTTCTGTAACGTTGCACCAACGGGAACAAAAGACGAAGTATCGACAGTAATTGTAACGTGGTTAGAGTTACCTTGGTAAACTACCGATTGAGGCACAATGTCACCGCCTTGTTGATTATGTAAACGTATGTTTAAAGGGTCTGTTGCGTGGATTGTAAACGGGTTAACTTGGTTAACTGTAATGTTGTTGTCGGCAACGATGTAATTTTCCGTTACACCGCTTGGAATT